CCACTATCTCTTGTAGAATCATACAAATCCTCCACATCTCCAGTTCCTCCAGAAGATGTAGCTACAAGATTAAATATATTTTTAATCTGCCCACTCGCTATTTTATTTATTCCAGCAGCAGTTGCAGATTCTTGTTCGTACCAATCTTTTTCTTTAACCTGAAAATAAATATAAGGATGTGTACCATAGGTTGTAATATCATAGTCTGTAAGTGCATATAGTAGAGAATTATCCCCAAGACTAGTCCAATCAGACCAAGTTCCCTCTGTATATGCAGAAAATCCTATAGTAAGTTTCCTGCCCATGTAAGGATTCGCAAGAGAGGGTTGAGGTATAGAAACACTAAGGGTATAAGTCTCCCCCTTAACCAGATCAGACTCTAATTTTACCTCAACACTATGCTCATAACTAGGATAGAAAAGTATGTTTCTATTATCTGTATCTATTACTGCTGATAACAACTCTGTTATATTATCTGTAGTAAATACTCCATTATTCCACCAATCACATAAATTAGTTGCTCCGTGCATAAGAGACATATTTGTTATAGTACAACTAAATGTTTCTGTTTGTCGTCGATAGGCAGTATCAAAGTTTACAAATATTCTATTATATCCACTATAATCAGATTCCCAAGTTATAGTATGTGTATCAAATATACTAGTGGCATAACTATTTTCTGTAATTACAACTTTAGAATCATTCTGGATTATTTTCACTCTATATCTATATTCTTTATGGTCTAATTCTGTGCTGGGAGTCCAATTAAACTTAGCTCCACCAACTATAGTTTCTGCAGTTAAGTTGGTTATGTCGTCTGGTACGGAATTTTGAGCAACTAAGATAGCAGGAGATGTAGATTCCCTACCACCCTTTAATACAGTATAAATCATAAAGTACATAATAGGATACGGAGTAGTATTTGTTTGGTCCATATCTAACATATCAGCTAACATATCATCTATAGAATAAGTATATTCTGTGGTGGATACTTCAACATTTCTTAATATACCACCTGTAGTAGTATTTGGATCTGTATGATATATTTCAATTCTATACCCTCTTATCTCAGCCTCATTGCCCTCTATAGATACCCCCTTCCAACCAATAATAATCTTTTTATCATCAAAACTATCATACCCTACTCCATCTCCTGTAGGACTAGGACCAGAGCCATCTCTATTAATCACTCTTAATCCTGTAGGAGCTGGAATAGTAACTGGGGTTTTTAGTGTAGTTGTTAGATGAACATCTCCACTAGTGTCAGTGGCCGTTTGACAGTTAAAAACAAATAAGTAGTCTTTATCATATTCAAGAGAAGCATCTGAATATATAATAGTGTTATTTGGTGGAAATATAGTACCGCCAAATATTTGATTCCCAGGTACATCATTAGTTATGGGTAGAACTGCCACAAATATAAATGATACTGGAATATAAAGATCCCCAACAGGTACTTCAGCACCTATATCCCATCCTCTTCTACCATCAATTAGCTGAGCTACACTAACATTAACAGGCTTAGGAATTGTGGGTATAAGGGGTGGAGGTAATGGATCTTCTATACTTATAACACTGGCCTCTGTATAAATTGATGATTGATGCTCTAGTCCAACAGCAGATATCTCATCATCCTCCGTTCTCTCTACTGATATTAATCTGTAAGGTTTTATATAGGTATTTACCTCACCAATAGTAAATACAGCATCAGAACAGGGATCTATTGATGGCCAAGTTGAAAGAGCTACAGTAGCAACTTCATTATTTTGTGTCCATCCAGAAGAATCTAAGGTAGCTGATACAAATCCACTAGTGGCAGTCTGATATTGAACTCTGTAGGTAGCAGTATTATTAGGGATAGTAAATGCAGAATCCATAGTTATAGTTTTAGTAGTAGGGCCACTATCATAACTAAGTATTCTACCACCATGTCCCCAACTAGGTAACTGATGTTGTATATTAACTATATCACCAGCAGTGGCATGCATAGCATCTAATCCACATTTAAATTCTACAACTTCAGTGCAATTAGTAGCCTTATTGAGCTTAAATATAGCCTCTCTCCTTGCTTTGTGAAAATTAACTAGGCCTTTAAGCCCTACGTTAACTTCATTTAGCACAGGTATAGTGGTTGAGCTGGATTTTACTATTAGATTTCTAAGTTCATAGTTATGATCTGCATCAGAATAGTTAGCTATAATTTTATATGGTACATCTGATATAGAGGTGAAAGACTCTTTGAAACTGTCTTTCAATATATTTCCCATTGTTAATGTGTGTATGGGAGTTTCATCTGTGTCAACTACAAAATTAAATTTACCATCATACCATACGGGCCAACACCTAAAAGCATTACACATCTCAAATAGGGCTGTTAGAGCAGATTGTTCACTCTCTAATACCCCATCATATGTGTGATAGTGTTGTTTACCTGTAGTGGTTATTGACACATCGGTTACTTTACCAGTAAAATCTGTTGAGCCATTCTTAAAATATATATCTATTCTCCCACCTGATGCGCCAGTTAATTCCCAATTATCTTTTGAGAAGGTTACAGTACCGTTACCCCCTAAGTTTAACTCGTCATGTAATGAAGTACCACCTGAAGATACCTGTATAGAACAATCAGTTTCTGATAGGCTAGCGTATTTTATACTAAAACTATATTTATCACCGATTACAAAATGGTAATCTGGATTTACGCTAAACCAATATGATCTAGTCTCGTCATTATCCCCAAAATGCACTTCCCTATTCCCTTTATCCACTGTAGTACAGGAGCTATTACCAATACGATCAGGGAAATCATCGTCTGTTCCCCCATTCCACCAATCACATATATCTTTACTGCCATACACATCATATATTTTATGGCATTCTTTCATAGCAGTTATTATACCACTACTATATAAATCAGACGTGGTTATATAATTTCCAAGACCGTATCTCTTATTTATAAGCCAATCTCTAATGCATAACATAGTATTATTAGAGTATCTAGTTGTATATGTCCCACTACTCCAATAATCTGGTGTACCATCTGCATCCTCCCATTGCCCATCATCAGAATTCCAATACACATCTTCAAAATTGTTGGTGTCCATATCAGGTACAGCTATTTTTTTACCTCTAACTAGGGTAGTTACATTAGGAATGCCTCCAGATAATTGACCAGTGGCTTTTATTCTCATACCTAATAAAGCAGTATTTGGGTATATATACTTACCTTGATTCATTTCAGTAACTGATTGTAATAGTAAAGTATCTGCTGTAGTTGGATCATCAGAAGCAGGCTCTTTTCTACTAACTCTTATATCATATATATTTCTGCCCGTGTTAAGCCCAGTATCGGAGAAATCAAGCTCTGCTGTAACCCATACACCAGTTCTTTGGTTGTCTCGTATTTTCCAGTAGCCATCAGTGGTTGTAGTATAAGATAATTCTATAGTACTATTTATTATTTTGTTTATATCCTTTTGATATACTGCAAAATAGACTTTGTATGTACCCATTATTATAGCTGGGACATAAAGATCTGGGCGTAGGAGGCGTTGCGAAGTAACTAAAGGACCATCTACATTTAATATATCACCAGTAGGGCCATTTGCATCAGTTTCTATACCATCATATACATTATATTCATAGTGATTAGTCCATGAATTAATTGTACCCCACGTATCTTTAGTAGTTGAGATATAAGCATGGATTATCTTAATAATATATTTAGGTGGGGGAGTATTTGCTACTATATAAGTATGACCACATTCAAAAGTTTCTGGAAATCTTGAGTTAAGTGCTGGCATGCCACCTTCTTTATTGTCTGTGAATGCGGCAGTATATATATTGTTTGGGACTGTTGTTATATAGGTAGAATCGTTTGTTTCTTTATATGCAATAGTATAATCTACAGTTTCATCTATAAAACTCCCATTATCTAACCGATACAGAGCTGGAGATTTTATTTGTAGTTTAACCATATCAACTGGTTTTGTGGTGGTATAAACTACTTCTTCACTATCCACAAGTCTACCTATTTCATCACCAAGGTCAAATTGAACTCTTTCATTATCAAAGTATGGGATCTTATTCTGAGCCGTCGGATTATACACACTTTTATTAGCATCTTTATCGTTGGTTCCATTTCTAGACCACCACTCTACATCTTGATAATTTCTTAGTGGTTGATCATCTATTTCTATAGCTGGATTGTAGTATGTGGCATCTTTAGTAATTGCGTCTACACTAGCAGTAAAGGAAGTATTACATGCAGATGCATAATTATTTTCCCTGGCTATTCCATCTATCTCTCCTTCACATAGAGCTAGCAACAGGTAGAGATAGTTATCTTTACTACTATAATTCTCAGTGAATACTGATATTACATTACCACCAACTCTGTGGCATCCGTATATAATCGGAACTGGAGCCCCATATTTGGCTGTGGTTTTTATTCCTGACCAACTATAAGTTTGAGTTTCTCTATTTCCAGTAGCTAAAAGCGGTAGGTCAGTCTGAGTTAAGGCTTGTATTATACCACCAATCATTATTACTGCACCCAGCATCATAATTTTAACACCAAGTGGAGAGGCACCACCATATGAGAGCACTGTAATAGTAGCACCAACTATCATCATTACAGCCCCTAATATTATTTGTAGGGCACCGCCTTGGCCTCCAGCAATAACTGGAGTTATAACTACTTCATCATACTCCTTCACTAAACATAAGGCCCAATCATCCACGGAAATCTCAATGCCATTAAGATACATCATGACTTTTTCTGACATTATTAAATCGTAGATCTCATCATCCTGAGCACGAGCGAATTCTGCCGCACAGTGAATCAAATGAGGATTATCCACAGATTCAAATTCAGATGACTCATCTAATAGATTTCTGAAAGTGACTAAGGCCATACTATTTATCGTCTCCTTTAAGTCTTACCGCAGTATACAATCTGTCCTCAAATGATGTTCCCATCAATCTAACTATCTCAGATGTTTTACCTTCTTCTATATGAATTAACTTATTATCTTGGATGAAGCAACCGATGTGATCCACTATCCTACTGCCATTATATCTGCAGAATATTAGTCCATCATATAATTTATAGGGTGGATCAACTCTATACCAATATGTGTACATATTCTCTGTTATTTGGCTACCGTCCCAATTACGATCATACCCTAAATGATTTAGTTTAGGTAGCTCTACGCCAAGCATCTCTTTATATATAAGGTGAAGTAGGCCAAAGCAATCCAAACCTTCAATAGATAAACCGGATTTTTTATATTTTAATCCTATATATTTTTTGAAATTTGGCATGCTAAGTCTCCCTTACCTATTTTATTTAACCAAGTTGTAAAGGTTTCTGTAGAATAATACTTATAGTTATTATTAATAAAATCCGGCTCAATAGAAGTTTTTTTCTTTAAATTATATAATATAGATGATGATATGCCTAATAATGTACAATAAAAGCCTATGGTTTTATACTTCTTTCTATTTTGTCTATAGGTATATAGTTCCTTATATAATTTATATTTTCTACTCATAACTATAGTTTTTAGGTCTGTGTAGATCCAATTTAAGAATGTCATGGAATCGTTTGTACTAGCTCTAAGTCTAAAACAAGTTTTCATTCGTTCTAATGTCAAATTAACTTTAATAATAGTGTGTAGTTTGTCTCTTATTGCAGAAAGCATTAATTCACTCCCACCTACTATAAAGATTGTTTTATTAAGCCTATTTATTCCGCCATCTCCTTCCCAATATCCTTGTATAAAATATCTAAAATAATAATCAGATATATATGTAGGAAGAGAGCATGTCAATGATTTGTTTGAAGTAAATTTATATTTATCTCTTAAAATTTTGGCTAACTTTTTACTATTGATACCTGCAGTAGCTATATTTGGTTTAGATTTATAATTTCTAACTGGCATATTACTAAACTGACCCACTAGATCACATAAGAATTTTTTATCTTTTGTATTGAGATTAAAAGATACTAGATTATTATAGATATTTCCATCGGCCATCCAAAATCCAATAAAGTGAAAAAGTTGTGGAGTTAAAGTATCAAAAAAATTGTAATACACTTCATAAGGCAGTACATGATAAAAACTAGTACTTATCCCCAACCTATTCAACTTAGCCTTTGTACCACACTTTCCTCTTTTAATCTTTTTTGCTATCTTCTCAATAGGCATAGTTCCTGCTAATGCTATAGCATATCCTACTTCTTCCTTAGTCCAATATTTACAGTGTCTCCCACTCATACTAATCACTCTCCTCTTATAAAGTCTCTCAATTGTTAAAGTGTAGCAGGAGGATGAGAGGACTACCTCTTTTCAGGTCGCGATTCCCTAGCTACACAATATAGTTATCTTGCTACGTAAAAAGATTTTCTAGGGATCGACAAAAATCCGCCGAAGCGACTTGCATTCACCCTTTCCTTACAATCATTTATACTTAGATCACAAGTGGGGTAAGTAGCAAAGTAACCAGCTTGCACACCACACGATGTATCGTTATACTCCCACTGACACTCATGACTAAATGTCCTTCCAGGGATCTGAGCTCTCTTAATATCAAACTTAGATTTGCAATTAAACACTACTGCCTGTTCTGAAGAAGAAGCTGAATCAATATAAAATTTCTCTTTGATCGTCGATCTCTTATCTGGAGTAGTACCTATGAATGTATATCCTACTCCTGAAGGAAGATTCCTAGCGAAGGCAGTCATCACGTAGATGTCTTTTCCTCTCAAATACTCTTGACTGTGGAGAATGCCCTCCATTACCCTATCGACATTAGGTATAACCAGAGTTATGCCCGAGATTTCTCCATCTATATTAGATTTCAGGACATCCCCTTTTATGGGGAATCCTGTATAGCAGGTTGTAGCATTGAGGAGATTACCTGAAGAATCTAACTGATACCCAGTTACGTCATGATTCCAATCAACATAATACTGATAGTCAGTTCCGCTTTGACTAGCGTTTACCACAAAGAAATGGACTGGATCGAGTGCCTCAACATCTGTTTGTATATCTGCAAAGGTTGTTGTTACATCGTAACTCATATTATCTCCTTAAACACTAGGATATTTACCTACAAAAGCTACTGTTCCAGATCTAGTATACCCACCATCACCAGTCAGATCAATATCTTGGTTGATGTGAGGGCCAATTTTAAAATTAGCTATAGGATCTGGAGTGCAGAAGGCTTCGTATGCTGGATAAAGCTTACCGTAAGTAGCAAAATTAGTGGATGTTAGATCACCATAATTTACGCCACTTGTGTTCATAGTAATTGAAGCATTAGTTGTCTTAGAGACATAGGGCACTAATCTAAATCCATAGTCTGCAGTATAGGCACAAGCATATATCTTAGTGTTAGCCCAATACCTCGTATTAGTGATTGCAGGCTGCCAATCTCCATCAGCATCTCGTTCTACACTTACATTAATTGAGGAGGGAGTAATACCCCTAGAAAAATCAATGACATAGAAAGAAGATAGTCCACCCTGAGCAATAGAATTAACAAAATGCTCTATCTGGTTATATTCTCTAGCAAAGATATTCTCATATTCATATGATAAAGTAATAAATGGATTAGCTTTCTTTCTGGTAGATATACTCTGTTGTTCAAATTGAGAGACTAATACATTATGAACATCCTTTGAAGTTACCCCTTTATTAGGCTCAAATATAGTATACTCTACACTATCTATTAGTCCTGTATCACTATCCTGCAGTGTACCTATAGGAAATAAATACGCCACTCACCTACACCCCCTACGCTCTTAAAGCTCTATATATTGGTCCTCGTTTGTTGAGATCAGCACCTATGGTATTGATTATGACCCTTTCACCAGATTTACCGGCCATTGCACCTGCTATATCGTCTTTAGTTAAGACATTTACTATGTTTATCGGTTGTTTATCATCTTTGTCTCTGGCATATCCAGAGACGCTATCCTTATTAATATTCTCAGATGGTATAACCAACTCTTTCTGTGAGGCATTATCTCCTAACAAAGCCAAAGTAGGATTTCCGGTGATTCCACCCTTTGAGAAACTTCGGAATGCCTCTATGGATGGGATTACTCCACCTTTAGCATTACTACTAAATGTGCTTATAACACTACTACTGCCACCACCTATGCCACCAGCAATTGAGCCCGCAGCACTAGTAATTCCCTTTACAATCTGTAAGGCTATCCACTCATTGATAGCATTTTGAATAGCCTTGGATAAATTTAAGAAGAAGTCTTTAAAAACTTCGCCAAGATTTTTGATGGGATCTTCTAAATCGTTTATCTCCCCCTTAAGACGAGATATTTCACTAGATATTAGGGACGCCTCTTCAGCTTGCCCATCAGCTATAGCTTCTTTGTACTGCTGTTCGAGCTCTGCCAACTCCCCTTTTAGGGAATTGGCCTCCTCTTTTTGTTCTTCAAATCCTCTGGTTATACTATTAAAGGCCTCTGTTAGACCACTTATAACTTCATTTTCTGCCATATCAATAAAGTTATTGCGCCAATCAGCTACTTTTTGCTCTACACTTTTATATACTCTGTATAGAGCATTAGCTTCTTTTTTAATTTCTTCTTCTTTTCTTAATATTTCTGTTTTCTTTTTAACTTGATCATTGAAAATCTTTAACTTTTCTTCCTCAGATAATGTAGCTCCCTTAGATTCCCTAGCTATACGTAACGCAGTTTCATAAGATTCATACTGTAGATCAAGTCTACTCTTTTCCAGCTTTAATATATTTTCTTTCTCTCCCGGAGCATCTATCTTCAATCTCTCTATTTGAGTAGTGAGATTTAATACTTCTCTTTGAGTTTCAATTTCAGCTTCTCTCAGCTTCTCATCCAATTTAATTCGATCAGAAATTGCAATATGTTTTTCATATATAGCAAGTAAAATTCTATTATACTCTGCAGATCCACCAAGTAGTTTACCATGTTCATCATTCAATTTCTTGAGCGACATCACACGATCTCTGTCTGCTTTAGCTTGCCGAGCAACAAATTTATCTCTAGTTGTTAATGATTTAATTTCTAGTTCTCTAGACATAGCCTCAGTAGACATCTTTTCTCTTGTCTGTTCTAATATAGATCTTGTACGTTTAATTTCTTCTTTATCTATTTCTGGTTTCTTAGTCTTCCATTCTTCTTTAGCTCTAGCATCAGCAAACATTCTCCTATCATCAGCTATTTTCTTTTCTACCTTACTAGTAGTTTTACCAAAGTTCTCTGTATCAGTTTGGACTTTCCTAAGCCATTTAGAATAAGATTCTAACCACTTATTGGGGTCTTTATCTTTCTCAGGTTTAGGAAACTTACTAAATATGTCAATAGTAAATAACATATCTGTCATCAATTGCAATGCTTTAACATTCTTGGCAGTTTTGTCTAGTCCTGACCCCTCTAAAAGCTCCTTAGCTTTTCCAGCCCATTCTTTCCCACCTTTGTTTAGATCTTCCCCCAACTCCTTAAGAGTAGTAAGTATTCCCATCCCCTCTTTTTTCATCTTTTCCCGAAAAATTTTATATATTTTTGGGTGATCCTCGAAGAACTTAGCTATCTCTGGATGCTCTTTCTCAAACCAACCAAAGACCTTGTTAAGACCCTCCTCCATTTCTTTGGGGCTTAGAAGATGTCGCTCCATTCCATCTAGTATACTGATGTATTTTTTTGTTTCTTTAGCAGCTTCTATTTGTTTTTCAATAAAGGGAGCTAAACCTTTATTGGTAGCATTCCTATACGCAGACATAAATGCAGAAAGACTCTTTTTTACATCCTCAATAGATTTTCCACTTTTTATCATACTCTTTATTTGAGTATCTACTAGTATTTTGATTCCCTGACCTATCTCATGCAAGGCTAATTTTGCGTCTCTAGTTGCCTTTTGGGCTATTTTTATCTCCTCTTTTATTACTTTTGTTTTTCTGACTGAAGGCGCTCCTATCTCTCCTATATCAGACACATACTTTTGTGATTTGGCATCTACTTTACCTGCCTCTTCCTCCATCTTTCTTCTAAGTTCTATTTTTGCCTTTTCTTTTTTCTCTTCTATTCTTAATTCATAGTTAAGTATAGTTTCAGTATCCAAGGACTCTGATTTTTTAGCCTTAACCTGTTTAATTTGCTCTCTTAAGATGGCCATTTGTTGTTGTGTAGTTTTTTGTTTTAATATAGCTATACTATCTCTATTCACCTGATTAAGTTCTTTCTGTTTCTCTTTTAGCTCATCTGTACTCTTGCCCTCTAATACCATAAGATGCAAAGTTGCATTCTTAGCTATTATTCTCTCAGCATCTACCTTTTTTCCTTCTTTAAGGGCTTTTAAGTATTTATCAAACATATCCACATTACTCTGTAATGCTGCCTCTTCCTCAACTAGTTGAGCGGTAGTCTTGTTTAACTCTTTTTGCATCTCAGCCATAGAATATATTAAACTAGTGAAATAGTCAATTAAAGGGATAACCACAGCAGTGAGTCCTAGAATTATAAGTTTAATAGGAGACAGTTTACCAAACCATGTCCAAGCAAACTTAACTGCTTTTGCCACATTTGTAAAAGCTTTTGATGTTTTGAGTATAGTACTAATAGTTTTAGTTGTAAAAACAAGTGCTATCATAGCTCCTATTCTGACAATAGACTTTAAAAGTATCTGGGCCATCTCTGACATATTGCTAAGAGTAGTAGCTCCCGTATTAATACTATCCAAAAATAGTTTCATCATAGGAGAATATTGATCATAAATAGCGTCTGCCAATATTATCATGGTATTCTTTAACTGGGTGGCTTTAGATTGAACTGTCTCCATTTGAGTTGCTGCCATTCCAGCTGCTGTTCCTATTGCGCCTAGTGAAGCTATAAAATCTCTTAGACCACTAGCTTTACCTATTAAAGCAGCTATGGCAGATGCAGCTCTGCGATCCAACCCCCTAAATGCACTTGCAGCATTGAAACTAACAGCACTCATTTTTTCCAAAACATCAACTAGGGATTGTTCACCAGTTATAGAAACATCCTTTAGGGTCAAACCTACTTTGTGAAGCTCTGTTCTAAATTTCTTTGATGGTTTAACTAATTCACCAAGTAGTGATCTAAGCCCAGTACCAACCTTACTCATTTTGATACCTTGATTAGCCATCATACCAATAACACCAGCAGTATCTCTTAACGATAAACCAACTTTTGGGGCTACTCCAGTCAAATACTGTAGTGCTGTACCTAAACCTTTAATTTGAACTTTAGATCTATTAACAGTACTAGCTAAAATATCAACTATATGCTCTGTCTCAGTTGCCCCAAGCTCCCAGGCCTTCATAACAGTGGTAACTAGATCAGCCGCAGTTTCCATATCCGTCATGGTAGCTGTAGCTAATAGGGCAACATTTTTGATGGCAATAGATACTTCACTTGCCTCTAAACCAGCTTGACCTAACTTAACCATACCACCAGCTATTGTAGTAATGTCAATATTAAGAGACTTAGCCACCTTTTTTAATGATCTATCCATAGCTAATAGAGCCCCATCTGTAGATTGGGTAACTGCCTGTAAATTAGCCATAGCTTGATCTAATTCTACAACTTTACGAAAACCTTCAGTTATTCCCCTATAGATAGCCCAAAAACCACGAAGCTGTATAAACCACCCAGCTCTCTGTTTAAACCAAGATGCAGTTAGAAATCCTTTTTTGGCTTCTCTTTTCTCTAGTTCTTTTCTAAACGATTTTACTTCAGCTTTAGCTTTCCGTAAATCAAATCCTTTAGCTTTCACTAATTGATTATTTAATTTCTCTAGTTTATTTATCCCTGCTGTAGTCTTACCACCCTTTTCCATCTCTATTCTAAGAGCACGTCTTTCCTTCATCAATTTATGCAACTCTAAGGCTCTCTGCTTAGTTTTTTCCGCAGCCGCTACTTTAGCTATGGCCATTCTAACTTTAATTTCTTTTTTAAATGTAGTTATGCCAAGCTCTCTCAATCTGGTTTGTACTTTATCTAATTGAACAGCCTTTTCCTTTACAAAAATACCCGCCTTTATATCAGCGTTTAGTCTAGTTTCCTCTTTTCGCAGAGATCTTATTATATCTCGTTTTCTACTCATAGCTTGATTATACTCACCAGCTACTTTTAACTCTGCTGCATAAATCTCCCTATCAGTGTTGGTTCTAGGGGTAACTCTTAAACCCTCTTCTATAACCTTTTTTCGCTCTTCAGACAGTTTTTTTGCAGAAAGGGCACCATCCTTATTAAGTTTGACTTGAATAGCCTCCAATTTGTTAAGATTTGCTATAGAGACACTACCTTTAGCTATAACTCCTACAAGCTCTTTTCTTGCAGCAGTTAAGCCCTTAATTTTATCTGCTTGTCTTTCAGCATCTTCTTGCCTGGCTACCGCAACCAGCTTTCGCCAAGCTGTAACATCACTAAGCACAACTTTCTCATGCCGTTTTCTTAATTGAGTTTGGACTTTAGTTAGTTTTATAGAAGTGGTTGCTACATCTTTGCTTATCCTCATATCTTGGATTAGCTTGTTTTCTGCTATCCTAAGCTCTTCAACAGACCTTCTTTGTCTAGCATAGGCCTCATCCCCACGCTTTGATAATCTAATTTTCTCCTCATACTCAGTCTTTAAGCCTGGATCTTCACTTATTTTACGTTCTCCAAATCTTGCTCCGGTGGGAGCCTCAGCCACTTTTCTATAGGCAGCTTTTATTTTATTTCCAAATTCTATTACTTTTTTATTATACTCAGCAGCCTCCTTACCGAAAACTGCCTCAACACGATTTATCGCATCTCTTACCTTAGCTTCCCCACCCTCCGTACCGATCTTTTCAGAGGCCGTATAGAAATCAATCAAAGCTTTTGTTTGTTCCGCAGTGAGTTTTCCTATCTCGTTAATCTTTTCCCTAACTCCTTCTAGTGACCCTCCTCCAGTATTCTTATCCCCTTCTACCTTCTTAGCCCCCAAAGTATCACGCATTCTACTCAACAATACGCCTACTATATTAGATTTTTCTGTACCAACTTTATTTAATTGTTCAAAATCTTTTATAAGTCTTTTAACAGTACCATGAATTTTCACTTCAGCTCTATTTAATCCAACTATTCCTTTATTTGCTGCCTGAGTCCAATTATCAAAAACACCATCAATGGCCACCCTAGCAGTTTTGATGAACTCCTTAGTTTTAGAAAAAGGATCTCCCTTGACTAGGCCCTCTAATCCAACTCTAGTAACACCTTTTTGGAAATTGTCAAGTAGCCCCTCTGCCTTGACTATCCCACTTTTAAGCCTATCAGTATTTATACCAACAGATACATTAATGCCACCTATAGAGGCCATCTAAGAATCACCCTTTTTTGTTTTTAGCCACAGGAATGCCAAGCATAGTAAGTTTCTTCTCCATGCCTCCTGCATCATTCTTCCTATCTTGTTGCTTCTTTATTTTATCCCAATCCAAAGCCCGCATAAATTTGTCCCATGAGCTTTGTTTAGCCCTAAGACCTTTCTGTGAGTCGGCAGGATGGGCATAAGAATTTGCATTTGCGACTGTGATCGCAAGTGACCGTTGCTGGTCAAGCTCTGCCTTACATGATTTTTCGTAAAGTAGGTAGATTTGTGGAATAGTGAAATCCCATCTAAGGGATTCAAGGGAAGTGCCGATACCGCTGGATAGAAGTGAATAGAAGATATCGCCTATCCCGAGTTTCTGGGATTTGCGATTTACTTTAGTTAGTCCTTTACTTCCTCCACCATCTCTGGTCTCTCCGCTAGAGTGGTGGAAACTACGTTTTTTATGATCTCTGAATTCTGTTGGTAAATTATGAAAGCTATCTTAACACCATCTTGCATTGATAACTCTTTAATATCATCTTCACTAGCACCAACTGTCATAGCTATTAACTGCAATAATTCTGCGGAACAGATTGTGAACAATCGAGCTATTGTAGTATAAGAAATTACAGATTCTGTTGAAGTGAAAAGCTTATCTAAACCTTTCTTCTCTATCTTGTCAAGTACTGATTCCAATAGAGAGGAAATTTCAAACAACTTACCAAAACTCCAAGGTTTAATAGTATATTTACCTATCTTTACATCAGGAAAGAGGATCTCCTCTTCGCTCTTCTTCTCTTTTGCCATTGCTTTCTCCATTACATAAACTGTTTTTAGTTAGGTCATGGTAGGTACATCCACTACCTGTATGTGCTCTATGGTGACACTCCGCACATAATGTTACGCCCATATCAAGGTCTAGTGACTGCATATCATTAACATTTAATCCCTCATAGTGATGGGCGTTTATGCCCTCTGTTTCGCCACATATTTGACATTCATAGTTGTCTCGTTCCTTAATCATATCAGCCCAGACTGATTGACCGGGCCTATAACTAGAAGGTTCCTCACCTTTAAAATATTTACGTTGACCAAAAAGACTACAACCCTTTTTGCAATCTTCTGAACAGTAGAATCTATTTTCTCCTTGGTTTACGTTGTTTACAGCATATATCCTACTACAAACAGCCGTCTTTTTAGGCATAAACCACTCATTACAATTTGTACATCTAACCTGTAAGTAATCCTCATTAATTGGGGATCGTCTCACCTCCTCACAGAAATCAATCTGTGGAGCATAAGTATCATATATAGGTATGTTTAACTTCTTCACTCCTATATGACTTCGATCCTCTTTTCTACATTCTTTACATCCACAACCATGCTGAAGATCATTCCAACATAGTTTAAATGTGTGACCTCTCTTCTTACAAATAAAAGATAGTTTGCTCTTATTATTGATGTATTTGTTACTTAATAGAGTATACTCCTTTCTTAGAGCATACTCTCTAATTTCCTCTATATCTTTTTTACTTTTATTTGCAGCACATCTTGGACAACCATGTCGCTCAAAATTGTGCCAAGGTGTTGAAAATTCGTGTCCTTGAGAGCATTTAAATTTTAGCTTAGTATAATTATTAGTATATAAAGAACTTAAGATTTCGACTCTAGTTTCTGATGCTTTATTTTTTATATGTTCAATTGTTAGCTTTCTCATTTAGAAAACACCCAAACCACGTTCCCACAGTCGAAAATACGAGTCATTCCGTTGTCGTTCATATTCTGTACTTCCGTGCGCTCAGGGTTGAAAATCTCAAGTTTATCTTTGAGTACGTTTTTGCGATAGTTGAACCTATGCTTACGCACCGTATTATTTTCAAGCAGATACCAATAGTTAGGTTGAGATGCATGCTTGAACTTAAAATTAAGCATAGAATAAACGTGGCCCGTTGACCACCTACGATCCCCAAAGGTTTTTATCTCACTAAATTCCCAATTTCTAGTGAAATGCTTAAAGAGCTTACTTGCTATGCCTGGGATTAGATAATCCATTGAGGAACAGAACCTATTTAACTCCCATACATTACTACCTTTAGTTCCGCCTTTAGCTAGGCTGGGCCTGCTCATTGTCATCACTGCAACAAGTTCATCTTCATAGAAGGCCCCCAACTTAACTCTTGAGTTGTCTCCACCTTGTATATGATGCTTGTTTAAGAACTCATTCTTAATCTTTGGTTCTATCTCTTTTATCTTGCACTTACGGGCGTGGATTCGTTTAGCTGGTGAAGCTCCTACTTTGTAGAGGATTCTGGAAATAACTATCTCTTGCTTACTCAGCCACTCATCCTCGAAGATCGTCACTAAATCATAGCCTGCTTCATTGCATTTCTCTAACTTCTCTAAGTGATAGTTCTTATCTTTACCTTGCGCTTCTGAGTGCCAGTATAGCCCACAATATTCAATAGCCAATTTCCTTGATGGTATTACAATGTCCAATTCGAGGGGACCAATTATGGTTCTGTCTGATTGAATAGCATCTGGGCAATGTGGTTTAATAAGATCAAATATTTCT